GGTATGAAGAGAAGAAGCAGTCGATGTTGCCGTGGCAGCTCGCTCAGGAGTATCCGACGACGCCTGAGGAGGCGTTTGTCAAGTCGGGTAATCCTGTGTTCGACCTGGACCTGTTGGAGGAGATGCAACGGCATGTCAGGTTTGGCGAGTCGGGGTATTTGCACAGGGTGTCGGCTAGGGCTGTGGAGTTTCGGCGGTGAGTTTGGAGGTGTGGGCGCATCCGAATCCGCAGCACGGCTATGTGATGGGGGTGGACACGGCGGAGGGTTTGGGCCATGGCGATTATTCGTGCGTCCACGTTTTGGATTTGAACACGGGGGAGCTGGTCGCTGCGTGGCATGGGCACATTCCGCCTGATGCCCTGGCTGACGAGGTTTTGTCTCTGGGGCTGTGGTATCGGGATGCTTTGTGTTGCGTCGAGTCGAACAATCATGGTTTGACGACGATCACGATGTTGCGCCAGTTGGGGTATCCGAATCTGTTTCGGCGCCGTTCGTTGAATCAGGCGACTTCTAAGGTGTCGCAGGAGTTTGGGTGGAAGACGACTCGGACGACGAAGCCGTTGATGATTGACGATTTGTCGATGGCGTTGAGGAACGGCGAGTTGACGATTTATGACCGGCATACGATTGCGGAGTTGCGGACGTTTGTCCGCAACGACCGTGGGTCGATGTCGGGGTCGCCGTATGACGACCGTGTGATCGCTTTGGCTTTGGCGAATCAGATGCGGAAGTACGCGTATGCCCCCGAGTTTGTGCAGAAGGTTGACGATTACTGGACTGTCGACTGGTTTGCCCGTTTGGCGGAGCGTTCTTCCGCTGTGGGTGATGATTTGAGGATCGGTGGGGCGACGGTGCGTGGGACACCGCATTTGTCTAAGTAGGGATCCCTACAATCCGAGAGGTGCCTTTATGGCAGTGAAGAACTTCGTGGCGTTTACCAGCGGCACGGAAACCATCGATGGCCCGAAGGGTCAGAACAACAAGATGGAACGCGGCGGGTCTGTCGTGTCTAACCCGATTTGGGAGCCTGCGGCTCCGCAGTCTCCGAAGCAGCGGTTCAGCGACCCGAAGTACGCCAATCAGACTGGCGGCTACGGTGAGATCTCGGTGCGTGAAACGCCGGTCAACCAGCACGGCATCGTCGGTAAGGTTGAGCCTGCGAAGCCGCAGCCTGACCTGAAGGGCCATAACGCAGCTCCGCACACTAAGCGTCCGTAACTGTGGCGGTTCTGCCACCTGATGCGACGTTTGATGATTTCGTTTCATACACGGAATCTCTTCGGGGGCCTCTGGGTTCGGATGAACTCAGAGACCTCTGGGAGTGGCGTCAGAAACTCCTGACGTTGCGCGTTGACACGAAGGCGGGTTACCGCTCCCAGTTGCCTGCCGACGAGCAGCATCTGTCGAAACGCGAAGTTGACGAGAAGCGGTTCGCTGAGGCGAAGTCGACGGGCCGCAACATTGAAAGGCTTCCCGAGAAGGCGACGTTCTGATGCCTCGTAAGACTCGTAGCGAAACCCTGGATCAGTACCGGCAGCGCATTGACCGTGCGCGTCGTTGGCGCGACCAGGAGGGGCTTGACGAGACTTGGTGGCGGCTCAACGATTTGTACCGTGGGCGGCACTGGCCTCGGACGACGACGGCGCAGCGTGATCTGATCGCTGTGAATCTGTCGTTTTCGACGGTGAATGTGATCGCCCCGTCGGTTTCGGTGAATCATCCGAAGATCGTTGTTGCCGCCAACGAGTCTGAGAACAGCGACAGGGCCGTGTTTGTGGAGGCTGTCGTGAACCACATGTGGCGGCATCACGATTTCCGCACCCCGTTCCGTAGGGCGGTGAAGGATTTCCTGATTTTCGGCCATGGTTGGGTCAAGGTGGGGTGGAAGTTTGTCGAGCAGGAAATGTCGCTGTCTGATTCCGAGCAGCAGGAGTTGCTTGATCAGGCCATTTCTGAGGTGGATGCGTTTGCCGCTGAGGCGCCGGCTTTGGCCGGCGGTCTCCCCACTGACGAGGAGATGGCTGCAAACGTCCCACAGACGGCGATGATGGTTGTCGAGGATCAGCCGTTTGTGGAGCGGGTTTCCCCGTTCGACATTTACGTCGATCCTGAGGCGACCTGCATGGATGACCTCACCTGGATTGCTCAGAGGATTGTCCGCCCGTTGGAGGAGGCGCAGAACGACAAGCGGTATCGGCCTTCGGTGCGGAAGCAGTTGACGGCTGATGGTGGGGTGAACCCCATGTATGCCGCCCAGTACCTCGACAACAGGGAGTACCTGTTTGATGAGGAACGGGTGACGATCTGGGAGTATTACGACATTCGTTCCAACACCATGTCGGTGTGGGGGGAGACAACCGACGAGTTCCTGGTCAACCCGTTGCCGATGCCGTATGCGTATGGGCAGCCGTTTGTGATGATCCGCAACTATGACGTTCCCGATTTCTTCTACCCGATAGGCGACTTGGAAGCCATCGAGTCGTTGCAGCTTGAACTTGACAAGACGCGTTCACAGTTGATGAACGACAGGAAGCGGTACGCCCGCAAGTACCTGTTCCACGAACGGTCTTTCGGCCCTGAGGGGCGTGAAGCTCTCGAATCCGACGAGGATGGGCGCATGGTGCCGGTGGTGGATGAGAACAAGCCACTGTCTGATGTGGTTGTTCCGATGCCACAGGTGCCGATCTCACCCGAGATTTACGCCTACAGCGAGATTATCGAAACGGATATCAACACCGTGTCGGGGATCTCGGAGTATGCCAGGGGTGCGATGCCTGAGATTCGTCGCACCGCAACTGAAGCGTCGATTATTGCTGATGCCCAGAATGCGAGGGCGTCGGACAAGCTTGCCATCGTGGAGTTGTCGATAGCGATGATTGGTCGGCGCGTCATCCAGTTGTTGCAACAGTTTATGACTGGTGAGTCGACGGCCCGTGTGGCGGGCGCCCCAGAGGACTTGTTTGTGCCATTCGGCCGTGAGGACATTGTCGGCGAGTACGATTTCACGGTCGAGGCGGGTTCGACACAGCCGTTGAATGACACGATCCGCAAACAGCAGGCTGTATCGCTACTCAACGCCATGGCTCCGCTTGTAGGCACTGTGATCAATCCGCAGGCGTTGGCCGCCCATGTTCTCAAGACCGGTTTCGATATCAAGGATCCCGAACGGTTCCTGATGCAACCCCAGGCTGGACCGCAGGCGGGAGGCCCCGAAGGCCCACCCGCCGCTCCCCCTGGCGGGGCTCAGGGACCAACCAGGGCTGCGGCACCCCCCACGCCGCTCCCTGGGGCACCGCTGGAAGGGGCTTTCGCTCCGACCGGCGGGGTTCCTCCCGAGCTGCTCTTGCAGTTGGAGAACCAGATGGGACTTGAACTTCCCGCGCTGTAACCCCACCATGTGGGACAGCGTGATTTGTGTTATAGGAGCAACCGTACTGGACTCCCCAGAAGGGACATGAAGTGCCCGAAGAAAACATGGAGGCAACGGAACCCGTTTCGGCGGACACCCCCGAGGTTTCATCAGAAGCAACGACAGAGCCTGGAGGCGCCTACACCGTCAAGGTTGATGGTGAGGAGTCGCAGGTCAGCCTGTCGGAGCTTCAAGACGGTTACCAGCGTCAGGCGGATTACACCCGCAAGACGCAGGAACTGGCAGAAGAACGTCAGCGTTTGCAGCAGGCTGAGGCGATTGCTTCAGCTTTGGAAACCGACCCAGCAGGCACCATAGCGGCGCTTTCGTCGGCTTTCGGCGTGACGGACAACTTGCCGGCCACCGAACCGAACTATTCGGACGGGGTCGAGGAGGATCCGACGACGAAGCGGCTGGTTCAGCTTGAGGCCCAGGTCGCACAGCAGGCGCAGACACACAGACAACAGGCTTTAGAGCGCGAAGTTCACAAACTGAAGAGCAAGTACGGCGATTTCGACACGGCAGAGCTGTTTCGGCATGCTTTGACGAATCGGATTCCCAACCTGGATGCTGCTTTCACGCACATGAAGTACGGGGAAGTGGCGGACACGGCTGAGAAGCTCCAGAAGGATCAGGAGATCACCGACGCGAAACGCGACGCCACGAAGGTGGCGAGCGGGGGCGGCACCCAAGCGGGGGCTGTTGTGTCGGATGGTGGTTCTGACGGGAAGCCGTCTTCTCTGAGGGAAGCGTTCGCTCTCGCGAAGAAGCAACACGGCACCTAACAAACCCTTAGGGGGGTGAGAAACTTATGGCTGGCAACAGCAACTTTGATGAGATTCTCTCCACCACGCTACGGAACTACGTCCCCAAGCTGACAGATAACATCTTCAGCGCAAGGCCGTTGTTCTACGCTCTGACGAACGGCCAGACCATTCGTCGCATCAGTGGTGGTGCGAAGATCGTCGTCCCGATCATTTACGGGACCAACTCGACCGCTGGTTCATACAGTGGCACGGATACTATCGACATTACGGCTCAGACCGGCATTAGCGCCGCTGAGTACGACTGGGGACAGTATGCGGCCACGGTGACCATTTCAGGCATCGAGGAAGCCAAGAACAACGGTGAGGCTCAGATCATCGACCTGCTGGAAGGCAAGATCTTCCAGACGCAGGAAACCGTCATCGAGAACATGAACACCATGTTCTGGGCTGATGGGACTGGCAACAGCAGCAAGGACTGGAACGGGCTGGCGAACATTGTCGGCGGCACGGGCGTGACCCTTGGTGGAATCGATCCGACTGCCTCAGGCAACTCGTGGTGGAAGTCCACCGAAGTCGATCAGAGTGGTGCGATCACTGTAGCCAGCATGGCTAACATCTATAACACCATTTCGGTTGGTAACGACCAGCCGACGATTGGCATCACCACGCAGGCTTTGTACGAGAAGTACGAGGCACTCTTGGAGAGCCAGATTCGGTACACGGATACCGACATGGCTGACGGCGGGTTCCAGAACCTGCTGTTCAAGGGCTGCCCCGTGACCTTC